AACAGTTACAGGAGCAGAATTTATTCTCATACATTCCGATCCATTCGCATTGAATCTTAGATTAAGTGAACCTGTCTCAATCGAAGTAGTTGTATCAGAGGCTCCGCTTAATCGTGCTGTCTGTATACCTGCACCTGTAACTGTTAATCCAGTTGTTGGCGTGCCTGCAAGGATAGTTTTAATTTGCAAGTTGCTATCTTCCGTTCCGTCAGATACATCGGTTGCTGTAGTAAAAATTTGGCCCGCTTGAAAATCTTCGTTGTTATCATTCTCCATTTGAAATTGAATTTGACCGCCCACATCGTTGTCGGCAGGACTATCACTTGTTCTGTTAAGAATTATTTTAGGGCCAGCATTTTCGTCAGCTAAATTTGAATCTATTTGTAGCGTAGTAGCGTTTGTACCACTAGCTAATGTTACACCTGTGTCAGCTACATGAGTTAAAGTTACATCAGCATCAGCACCAAGTTTTATTATTGCGCCATCGCTATTTAATAAAACATCATCACCAACGGTTAAATCATCACCAACGGTTAAATCATTTTCTATGGCTATATTTTCTAAAATATTTATTACAGTTGATGACGAGCCACTACCAGGAAATTTTAAAATATAATCTTTACCCGCTAATAATTCTACATCTCGCGATGCGTCATAAGTGCCTTGAAAAATTAAAATGCTTCTACTGCCTGATAAGCTATTTCTAACAAAAACCACTTTTTCAGAGTCATTCGGGGTGAGCTGAACAAAAACTGTGCCTCCTAAATCTCCACCATCCTTAAACTCAATATACTTATTTCTACCATTTGATGATGTGCCGTTGGTAATAGGCAAATCATTAGGAGATCCTGAGCTACCTGTAGCAGCTAAAGTAATCTCTACTACTCCATTTGTGGCCTCATCTATTAAATCCATATTTGTATTCGACATAGTTCCCCATGTACCTGCTTTATCACCAGTTGCTGGTTTTTCTATGCCTATATTTGTTGTAAATGTACTAGCCATTGTTTTGTCCTATGCCACTTTCGTTTGTGAATCATCTATTTCAGTATAAGTTGTACCATCAGAGTTAGTTATTTCTGAATAAGTTACACTATCTCCAGTGCTAATGGCAACATAAGTAACATTTTGAGAATTGTCTATATTAGTATATGTAATAGTTTGTGAATCATCTATATTTATATAAGTAACATTTTGAGCATCACTTATATCATTCCAACCTATTAAAACTCCTATTTGCCCAGTGCCGACTTGACCCTCGGGCAACACAGACACCCCTGTTCCCTCTGTAACTGTGACAGAACCTACGGAACCTGAAGCACTTACTCCCGTAACATTTACTGTTTGATTAACGCTAATTGAAACAGAACCTACTGCTCCTGTTCCTGTTAAACCTGTTACACTTACATTAGCACCACCACTAACTGAAACTGTGCCTACCGCACCAGTGCCTGATAACCCAGTTACAGATACTGATACACCTGTACCTTCAGTAATAGTAACAGAGCCTACAGAGCCTGTAGCAGATAAACCTGTAACACTTACAGAAACACCTGTGCCTTCTGTAATGGTGACAGAACCTACAGAGCCTGTAGCAGATAGACCTGTAACACTTACGGAAGTATTAGTTTGACCATAAGGCCCACTATTCCACCCACCTCTACCGTAACCCGTTAAAATAGACACTTAATCTAAGCAATCCTTATTATGGCGTTAGAAGCATCAGCGGCAGGAAAACTAATAACAAAATCACCAGAACTTGAGGCTTTATCAGTGCTAAAATTTAAAACAATTACTGAAGTATCACCTGAGGTGTCTTCGTTAAATATTAATGCACCACGAGCTGTAATCGTGCTACTAGAAAAAGTTGTATCAGCAAAATCAGTAATTGCTGTGGTGCCATCTAAGCTAGGGTCAACTCTAGTCAGTGTATTGCCTTTAGCGGTATATCCAGTGCCACTTACTTCGTTACTTGTAGTATAAGCTGTAGTGCTTGCACCTAAACTAGCACTTGAAGTATATAAAGCTAATTTAAAGGTATCACCACCACTATTTAGAAAATTATGTTTGCCCTCTAGTAATTCTTTTTTAAAAGAGCTGCACATTGCAGATGTAATTGCCATATTAAATATCCTCTATGTTTTTTGCTATGTCTTTATGACCTTGTTGTTCTAAAATATATTTAATAGTAGATCGTTCGCTTTTTGCAACTTGTTGAAAATAGTCGGTCAACAAACTTTTTATACGGCCTTTGTAAGCAATAGCTTGTTCTCGTAAAGGCATTGGAGTATCAGATGAAATTTGTACAATTCTGTTAGTTGCTAATTCAGCCCATTCCTCTGCATTTAACCCTCTATTTTTTGACGTAGCAACGACAGGATCTCCAATACTAGATTCAACTTTAAGATTAAACATTAAGCAATAACCTCTTTCCTAAGTTTGTCATAACGATACTCATCTCTAGTATTTTTGCCTTCACCAAGATTTTTAAGATAAGCTAATGCTTCTTGATATCTTGCATTATAAATCTGAAACATATCTGCCTCACCTTTCATAAATGTATATGCCTCTACTAATGACGCATACAATAAAGCTAATTCAGCATTAGTACCTAACCAACTTGTGCCATCACTTGTAGCTGTTATCGAAGTAGGTCTGTGATAATAATGCAATTCGGCTGTTAAAGCAGAACTGGGAGTTGGTGCTACAATAAACGTGGTTTCATCAAAATCCGCATAGTATTGTGGTATGCCTGTCGTGCTTGGATTAGGCGTATAATCTTGTAAAAAAGTTGGGTGTTTACGTAATAAAAAAACATTTTCTGAACTACTAATTATACTTAATGAAAATGTTGATAAATAATCAGTAGGTTTGGTTAGAAACTTGTTATCGCTAGTAAAAGCACCAGTTACGTTTTTACGAAATACATCTAATTGCACTTCTTTAAAAATGCGTTCCTCTGCATTAATAATAAATCTGGATAAATTATTAACAAAAGTAGTTTCGCTGTTTTGTGTGTAATCTTGTATCGCTGTTTTTAATGTTGTAAAGGTAAATGCCATATTATGCGCTCACTGTTACTGGACCTGCTGAAGCAAAGCCACCACCGCCTTTTACACTGCCCGTTGTAGCAGTTCCGCTACTGGCAGTAAACGTGTAGCTATCAGCGTCCACTTTTGTTATTGAATATCCTGAAGATGACTCTATTACAGATTCTGTAAAACCATCGAAGTTTTCTACATTTCTAAACCTAACTGTATCGCCAGTGGTTCTAGCGTGACCAGGCTCTGTAACAGTAATTACTGCTGAACCACTATCGCCAGTTCTGAAACCATTAAAAGGTAATAATACTTCAGACGCTGGTTCTGTTCTATCTGGTCTACTTTGACGTAATGCCTGAGGATCAGCTTTTGTGTGTCTAGGTTCTAATTGTGGCTGTTTAGACTCATATTCATCTTTTCCTACTAATAAACCATTCCACTCCTTAATCATCTCACGTAATTTATAAGCTCTACCTGATCTGTCAGATATGCCTAAAGCGTGTTTTCCAGAAGCAAAGTTAGCCATTATATATTCAACGATGAGTAAGAGGGAACTAGACGTAGCGCAGTTCTTTCGCCATCCTCAGCCGCAGCTCGAGCAAATTCTTCTTCATAAATATCTTTTAACACACCTATTCTTTGGGGTGATTTTTTAACCGCAAGATGATATGCCAACCCTGCTACTAAACAAGGTAAAAATCTAAATGGAACATCTGGATTATTAGTTCCTGCATCAGCATCTTGTATTCTTTTAACTCTATAAAAAATTAATTGGTCGGTAGAATTTTCTGGTGTAGGCCACAAATTTATAGTGGGTGTAATTAACCTGTCTACAAAATATTGAGTCGGTCTACCTTGTTGTGTTTTATTAGGAATATTAAGATATTCAGCTCTTGATATTCTGCTTACATTTATGTCTGTATTGTCTCGTCTAATTACAACTTCTAATAAATCTACTGTTGATTGAGCATCTGTCAAACTAGGATTAGCAGAAACAGTAGTTGTAGCAGAACTAGACGAACCAGTGATAGTTTCTGATGCCGTAAAGTCACCACTAGGAATAGTAATAGTAAATGTGGTAGAGGTAGGTTTAGTAATAACACTAGCC